AACTTTCCGTTGTTTTCTTTCATCGCCTCATTTATTTGAGTCGGTGTAATGCTAAATGGTATATAATCTACGATAACTTGTTTCATTATTTTAAATTTCCTACTTTGTTCGCCATCTTGACTAATCTTTCTGAAATCTTGGTCAATGCTTTATGTGTATTTTTCCAGTAGTCTTCTGACTTCATTTTTAATTCTGTTTTTAATTTAAGATTCATCTTTACGGTTTTGTCTAATTCGTTTAATGCGTCTCTAATTTCTCTCATTGACTTACCGATTTTTTGTTTTGGTGTTAAAGACTCGTCATTTCTCCATTGATGATAACGACCTTCACCTAACGTTTGTTTTCTTTTTAAAGTTTGTATAAGTTTTCCTATTCCTTCTTTAGCTCCTATGATATATTCATAATAATCATTGTATTGTCTGTTTCTGAGTGTTTTATCACCTATGTTAGTAATCTTGATATAATCTTGTTGAAGTTTCTTTAAACCTTTTTCAACATTTTGTAATGCACTAATTTCTTGATTAGCGATTTCATTTACTGGCTTGTATCCACCGGCACGAGTAATCTTTTTTAATTTTTCTTTATCTTTTTTTCTTTTACTTCTGAATGCGTAAGGTGTATCGTAGTAAATGCCAGTTCCCATTGGATTTGCTGCACCTGCTGATGCTGTTGTGGATGCTTCATCAACATCTCTTTTGTGTCTTTTGACGATTTCCATAACGTGCATTTTAATAAAGTTGGTATCTCTTTCAAAATCCTCACCAATCATTTCAGCAACTCTACCTAATTGAAAAGAAATAATGTTTGTTAATTCTATTCCGTGTTCAACTGGGTCGTGGTCAACTTCCTCACCATTAACGACTTGTTTTTCCATTTCAAAAATGTGGTCCATTTCTTTTGCAGAACTAACGACTAATTCTTTAGCTTCATCATTAAGGTCTTTCTCCATTAGTTTTTGATAAAGAATAACTGCTGACTTGCAGATATCGAAATGTTTAGTTTTATATCCTAAGATATCAATGTTTTCACCACCACCGAAATGGTCTGGCTTATCATTTTCTTGTTCATTTAGTTCTTGTAAAACAAGATGACGAATAGCTTCTTTTAATTTACTTACTTTGACGCGTCTGGACATTTTTGATTTCCTTAATTAATTCATAGTATCTCATTAATGCAACCACGTGTTTATCTTTCACGATTTTTCCTTTTGTAGCAGTATCAGTATATTCAATAGCTTCTGATAATTTAATCTTAGTAATCCTATCATTTACCCTTGGTAGTAATTTAGTTAGAGCTCTTTTGATTTTTACTACTTCGGTATCAATAAATTCTTTTAATGAATTTGTGTTGGATACATTGTTGATATATTGTTTCAACAAGTTTTTTTGATTTTCATTTAAAGATTTATACTTAGAATTAAACTTATCAACTAATAACTGATAACTTAATAACCTTAAATCTTTGTCTTGTTCTTTGTAATTTTCAGTTATTTCTTTAGATTTTTGTATTTTTTTACTATTACTAACAATATGTTCAGTTATAGTGATTACTGAATCTGTTTTTTGAACTGGTCCGAAATCTTCTTTGCCAGTTTCTACACCAAATACTTTATAGATTGAAGCCATAACCTTAAAGTTAGGTATTCTTGTGTTAAAGAATTCTTTTATGTCATAATTTTCTTTAATTGTTTTAATTAAGTTGTATTTTTCGTTATTTAATCTACGATTAGATAATTTTCTACGACTTTTAATCACTGCTTCAACTAATGTTGCGGCATGCGAATCGTTTTTGTATTTTTTTTCTAATAAAACTTGATAAAGTGCGTATTCTTTACCCAATTCGGTGTTTTTATTAAAGAATTCTTTAAAAATCTTTACCGATTTTGGTTTATTCGAATCGTTCATCACATCAGCCGTTATTTGACGAGACAACAATTCGTAAAGAATAGCAGTGTTCTTTATCTTGTTATGTTTAACATTTAAAGACATTTGAGCTCCAACTATTTTTTACTTTTTATCAATAATAAATATAAAACTTTCAAGAAATCGGTTATTATTCCTTACCTTTTTCTTCTTTATATTCATTATATTCTTTTTCTAATTCATCTACTTGAGTAGTTTCTTGTATTATGTCTTTTGACTTTTTACCCATAGTTTTCTTCAAGGCATCGTAGTGTGCTAATGCTAGCGGTCTACGATTTTTTGTTTGTTTCCCTAATGGGTCACGACCTCTTGCTCCACTATCTTTGAATGGTTTATTCATCTCTTGTGGACGACCACCTTGTTGGTCTTCTGGTCTATCATCTTCTTTTTCTTCATCTGGAAATGGGTCAAATATGGAACCTGCTAATGTATCCGGTGGTGTTTGGGGTGCGTCTGCTGCTACTCCCACGGCTGCCATATCGCTTGGTGTTCCGATTGCATCTCCTGTTTCCATTGGGTCATTACCTTCCATTTCAATCTGTGAGTGTCTGAATTTCTGTTTTTGGTCATCAATGATTTGATTTTCAATATCAACCTTTTCTTTATCAGAAAAATTAAACACATTGTCATACACCCAATTATAAGGTAAAATTTTATCTTGTATCATATCACGAGCTAAACTTACTTTCTGTCCGAACAATTCAATCTTTTCTTGTTCATACATTGTTGAAGGACTCGCTAACTCTAATTCAAAATTAACCAAGTCAGCGTCAGTATATCCTTGTGAATATAAGTGAACAACTGCAATCTTTGTTAACTCTGATACAATAATTCTTTGTATTCTTTCTATGGTTCTGGCAAATCTTACATCTTCTGCTGCAAGTGTTGCTTTACCACCGACATTTTCATCAAACCCTAAGAATGCTTTTGGAACTCTTAGTGATGCTAATAATTTGTTTTTCAAATATTCAATGTCTTCTGTTGAATCATAATCGATACCACCTAACTCATTGATTTCAGTTCCACTATCTCCACCTCGAACTGGCATAAAGAAATCTTCTGTTAAGTTTTGTATGTTATATTTTAAATTATACTCACCTGTTGTTTCATCAATAACTGGTGTTTTCTTCATCTTGTTGATGATTCTTTGCATATAGTTATCAACCTCTGCTGGTGGTATGTTTCCAATATCAATCTTAAATACTCGTTTAGAAGGTGCTCTCATAATTCTGTGAATTAACATAGCGTCTTCCATAAGTGTTAATTGTTTCCAAATCTTTCTTGTAGATTCAATCATAGACTTTCCGTAAGGTAAGAAGTTACTATCATTTGCTAATCTAAAGTGTGCGATTTGGAAGTTTTCAAATTCTATTTTTCCTTTACCACTTGGCTTTTGGCCGAAATACGGGTGTGCTCCCTCGATACTTTCTAAGTAGAACTTAGTATAGTAAGGATTTTCTGGGTCTTCTCCCTCTGCTCTAATGACTTCATAAGGTGAAAGTGGAACTACATTAGTAATACCATACTTTTCACTTATGTCTAAGTGTAAAAAGAAATCACCATACTTAACCATATTACGAGTCCAAGGCCATAGGTTAAACTCAATATTCATAATGTCATAAAATAAATTATTCAAAATTTCTTTGATGTTATCATTATCTGATTTAATTGTAATAACTTGTCCATATTCACCTTTCATTGTAGACTCATCTGAATAGATGTCTAATGCAGATGATATGATTGGGTCTGAATCCATACTTTCATAATCCTTAAACAATGCTAATCTTGCCGCCATAATTTGATGTACGGTTGAATAACCTGTTCCAACTAAATCTAAGTTGTTATGTAGTTTTGTATATCTATCAACAAGATGTGACTTGACTTGTTTTTGCACTTGGTCCGTATCGGCAATCTTTAATTTTTTACCACCGACATTACGAACAATTACATTTGTTGCAAATAATCGTCTTAGTCTTCCAAATAATGTTGTATCAGCCATTTTTTACCTCACTTTATAAGAGCCACTCCAATGACTCTTTCTCTTTTCCTGTTTCCCAATCCCAACTATCATTTTTATTTATGTCGTCATTGGTGTATAAACCCTCATTGTCCATCATACGACTAAGGGTTTTTTTTGTTAATTCCACTCCTTGTGTTCGTAATCTTAATGCAGTATCACGAACCCAAAGTCCAATAGCAAAAGACATTACAAGGTCATCATTGTATCCTCGCATTGCTTCTGCTCTATTATTTATATAAACGAAAGTTAGTAGTTCATCAATCAAACGATTACTACGAACCACTACACTTTCCTCTCTAAAAAATTCTTCTAACTTACTAATAATTAGTGGTCTGGTCTTAGAAGTCGTTGAAAAACCAGCAACCATTTTCTTTTCTTCACGATAATGTTTGTTCGTTACTTGGTGTTGAACATCAACATATTGTAAGTCTTTACTTGTATAAAATAGATTAGGATAATCCCTATCTATGATTTGTTGGATTGTCGCCCAACCAATATTATTGTTCTCTACTATAAGTAGAGCGTCATTATATTCTGTTGCGACTGAAACCAACATATTTCCAAAATCTTTGGTATTTATTCTACCTTTGTATTCTGCGACTTGTTCTAAGTTTTCAATATCAATCACGTGGAAAGCAGAATAGTCTGCTGAATCTCCACGACCAACATCAGCACATACTATATAATTCTTTGAGTAATTAGGTGGTTCCCAAACCCACATATTTGTATCAACACCTCTCTTTTCTAATGGGTCCTTACAAGCTTTTTTTCGTAAGTTTTCCAATAGTGTTGCGTCAATCACACCAGTACCAGATGTTAAGAAGTCACAATCACATTCTTGTGCTGCACTTCCAATTCCAAGTAATGTATCTTGTTCTTTTCTCCACTCGTCGCCTCTATCTGGATGAACCGTCCAATGTAGTTTGATTGGATTAAATAGTCCTCGTCCCTCTTCGGCTTCTACCCAAGTTTTGTGAAACCAATTACCCACACCATTAGGTGTTGATAATGCAATACATTGACCACCTGTTGTCAAAGTAGATTGTGATGCTGTCCATATGTCATCAATCTTGTCAATGAATGCTGCCTCATCTAATATCAATAATGATAGAGCTTCTGAACGAGCTGCTTCGGGACCTGATGATACTGCTTTAATTTGAGAACCATTACGATATCTCAAATTTAATTTGTTATCCTCAACACATCTTTGTTTTAACCAACTCGGTAGATTTGCGTGCATAACACGAACTTTCGTAACCAAGTTTTTTGCTACTTCTTGTTTCGTTGCAATTACCAAGATGTTTTTATCTTGTTGGAAAGTCATCATCCACAAACTATATCCAGCTGTCAATGTTGATATACCTAACTGACGAGCTTTCAGAATAACATTCATACGATGCTCTTGAAATTCGCTGACTACTTTATCTTGAAAGTCATACAATTCAAAAGGTATTTTACCCTGAATCGGGTGTTGTATCATACAATACTTTTTCATAAAATATGCAGGGTCTTGCGCACATTTTACATACTCTTTTTTGATTACTTCTTTTATTTGTTCTGCCATTAGTCTACTATCTGACCTGCTAATTTAACTGAAGTAGCAGTCAAAGCTACTCCAAATGTAAAGTATAACCATTTGTTTTCATACCATTTAGGTCTGACAAGTTTTACTTTTTGTTCAAGTAGTTTGTTAGTGTCTTTTAGTAGATTGAGTTGCATAGTTTTGTTAGCAATCAACATAGAGTCTATTACTGAATTTTCTTCAAAAAGTTTCAGTTGTGATTCTAAGTCCTCTACTAAAGAAACATTTAAACTATCTTTTAGTTCTAATTCCTTAATAGTATTGGTAAATCCTAAAACTTCTTCCTCAGTAAAGGTATAGGTTTTAGGTTCAATCACATCTTGACCGAATAAACTCCCAATTAATAATATGTAAATTAAATATCTCATATATATAAATATATAACTTATTTACTAAACTTCTTTAAAAATTTCACTGCGTCATCTGCATTGTCTTCTTTGACTGCTTCTGATGCTTGTGCAATTTGTTTTTTAGTTGTAGTAACTTTTCTTTTTAATTTAGCTACTTCTTTTTTGTTTACTTTTTTCTTTGATTCAAGTTTTACGACCTCTTTTTCAAGTTCTTTAACTTCTTGGTCTTTTACTTTAATCTGTTTATCTAATTCTTTGACTTCTTGTTTTTTATTTCCACCAAAGAATAGGTTTAATATCGATTGTATGATATTCATTAGTTCGCTCCTTGTAGTTGTTTTTCTGCTTCTTCAACGAGTTCTCTTTTTTCTCGTATGAAATCTCTTGCTTCTTGTATAGTTTTTTCAAATTGTTCTTCACCCATTTCCCACTTTTCAGATTCTAATTCTGGATTATTTACACCAACTTGATTAAACCACTCTTTTTTACCACCTGTTTTTTCATAATCATCAATACTTTGTTCTAAATCTTTTAGTTGTGCTTTTTGATTCTCTAACATTTTTTGTTGTGCCCAATTATCAAACTCACCTTTAATTTTTAATTTATTTTCATAATCTATTTGACAATCAAAACAATGTCCCATCATTCTCCAAAATTTATCATCAAGTTTTTTCTTCATTGCTTTATCACACTTTGGACAAAACCAAGGCATTCTTACTGATGCCATAATGTCAGTTAATTCTGATTTACGAGTTTCTCCGCCTTTGTTTTCTTGTTTACCCTCATATCCTACTTGAACATAATCTTTTTCGGTTTTACCCGTAGTCATTAAATCTTTTAATGCTTTATTTTGTCTTTCTGCTTCTTTACTATAATTTGGCATAACCTATCTCCTAAAATCTTAAACTACCTAATATCTGATTGATTGGTGCGAATGCTCCTGTGAATTTGTATATGTTTCCTTTATATTTGAAAACCAAGCCTTCACTCGGAACTATGGCACTTGAACCACCGATAGCTTCTAATTTTTCTATTTGTAATTTTAATTTATATAACTTTTCTACATTATCTGGTTTTTGTAAATCTTGTAATGCTTTCGTAACATCTTGTCTAATTTTTTGAACTGCTGCTTTTGGTGAAACTGCTAAAAATCCTTGTATGTTTTTTAATATTTCTGCACCTACCTGAAAGAATAATATTTCAAATGGTTTGATATTTTGTTTAAACATTTTGTTGTGGTCAAGTTTATCAGTATTTAATACCCAGTCAATAAATTTTGGATTGTCTTTAAAGTCTTTTTTAATTTGTCCTATACTATATGATTTGTCAAAAAACGCCCAACGATTAGTTAAATTAACTAACTGACTATCTGTTATGTTAACTTTGAATTGTTTTGCTGCGTTAAAAATATATTCTTGCCAAAAAGATAAATGATACATACCTAATGTGTCTGTATCTTTTAATCCATATTGTCCTTGTAATTTATTTAACTTACTTAAAAATGTAGATTTCTTTTTACCAAAGTCTTGGACTTTACTCATCTTTAAAAAATTAGGTTTACTAATTTTAAACTTCTTTTGTATATTTTGATTTACTTGTTGTATCATACCTTGTAACATACGAGCACCTTCTTTTGAATATCCTTTTGCTCTACCAGACATATCATATTCGGTAGTTCCGTGGAATACAATTTCAGCGACATCATAGTCAATTACATTTGCTGTTTGTGGATATATAACCTCTAAATTCATCCATTTAGTTCCATTACCAAACACTTTTTTCTTTTGTGCGTCTGATAACTTTCCGATTGCATTTTCTAAATCTTTCATCGCTCCGACAAATGCAGTCTTGATGTTTCCTCTACCGGCAAACATACTTGCGATACCTGCGGTTGTTGGTGCAGTTTTACCACCATTTTTCAGATGACCTTTGTTTCTTGCTGCTTTTAACTTTCCGTCAACCCAACTTATCATTAGGTTTTGTCCGTCAAGTTTTTCAGATACTTTATCTTCACGATTTAGTTTTCCTGCCAATCCATTAATAATTATGTTTCTCAAATCTGAAAACGTCAAATTATTATCATCAAACGGGTGATTCATATGTCCGTATGCTCCACCCTCTTGTAATAAGTCTTTTACTATGGATTCTGTAAGTTTTTTGTGTATGTGGTCAACACCTTTGTAAACATCTTGTTTTACCAGTAATGGTGATTCTTTCATCTTAGTAAACGAATCTTCCCCAAAGTATTTAACGATTTCCCATTTTAAACCTGATAATGTTTTTCTCATTCGTTCTTTCCATCTTGGAAATGGATTATCTACTGATTCAGTATTTTTTCTATTTTGGTTAATAGTTCTACCAGGTGTTACGGTTTGAGTACGGTCTTTTTCATATTCATCTGCCATAATAGTAAATGACATTTCTGCTGTATCTCTTATTGGAAAATCAATCAATTCCCAACCTAAAATTTCTGCGTGTTCTGGTGTAACTCTATAATAGTCATCTAACGAACCAAAGAAATCATACATACCTTCGTCTGATAATATTTTATCACTAAAATGAACACCAAATGCACTAGCTTCTTTTACAAGTGATTTCACTCTTGGTAGTTGGAAAAATTCAAACAACTTCCTAAATCTTGATGTCATCATTTCATAAGTTTTTTTGTCAAAGTATCCAAATGTTTTTCTGAATATTTGTTCCCTTTTCTTTTCGTCCATTTTTGGACTACCTAATAATTTTCTAATTTCTGTTCCACTTGATATACCACTAACTTTAACGTGTGGTGCTTCATAAATGTATCCGTGTGTTTCATAGTTTTTTAAATTATTCATATTCAATTTGAAATCTTGATAGTAAGTCAATCCACCTGACTTCTTTTTACCCATATTGAAACGACCTCTATCTTTTCTACCGACTGCATAAACTACTGCTGTGTCTTTACCGAATTTTTTCAATGCATTATCTGCTACATACGGAACTCTTTCTTGTATGATACGATTACCAGGAACTCCCATTTTCATCATATGTTTTTTCTTTTCACTAAAATTCATTGGGTGTCTTGGTGGTTGTTGTATATTAGATGTAGTTATAAATGCGTCATCAAATCTTTTTGATAATGCGTCAAATAC